AAGGCGAACATGTTGGGATCTTGGAACTTGAAGCAAGTAATAGAAGAACAGCACTTGGATTGATGTCCACAGCTGTTGGAAAAAATTTACATCTCGGAGAACATAATGAAGAAGAACTCACGACAGCTTTTCGTGATTCCATTAGTAATTGGAATCTCTACTTGTTTGATGGCTTTGGTTCTTTTGATCCAGACGTTATTTACAATAGGATCGAATACCTTGCCAGTGGATTGGAGTGTCGTGTTATATTCTTAGATCACCTTAGTATATTACTGAGTGGTCTAGATGGAGATGAGAGAAGAATGATAGATACAACAATGACTCGACTGAGAAGTTTAGTTGAACGTACTGGTATAGCATTATTTTTAGTATCGCACTTGCGGAGGGCAAGTAATGACAAGCACTCTCATGAAGAAGGCGGACGTGTTAGTTTGTCCTCACTTAGAGGATCACACAGCATTGCTCAAATATCTGATTCTGTCGTTGCCCTCGAAGTCGATCAGCAGACCGATGCTGAACGAAAACTTACGACAGTTAGAGTCCTTAAAAATCGTTATTCAGGCGAAGTTGGCGTCGCATGTCAACTGAGTTATGATTTATCCACTTGCAGATTTAAAGAAGATGAAATTACGACCACGCCCGAGTTCAACCCAACCACCGATTTTTGATGGAGGGTATGAACATCCATGGTATCAATTCACAGAACTATACGGAAATAATAATTTAGAACTACATAAACCTAACCCACCTAGTAAAGAGGCCGTAGAGCGTGCTAAATTTAGAGATAAAACCTACCACTGGGATAGGGACACTAGTAATAGACGCAGAAAGTAACGGGTTATTAAAAAATGCCACCAGAATACACTGTATCTCCCTATACTGGGTCGAAGAAGACAGAACGGAAACGTTTAACGACGAAGCATATGCGGAAAATCCGAAGGATCTCCCTATGGCTAGCGGCCACAGTATCACCACCGCCATATCATGGATCTCGATTGCTGAAAGGGTTATCGGCCATAATATTATTGGGTTTGATTTACCTCTCATTAAAAGGCTCTATCCTTTCTTTGAGTATCCTCCTGTTATTGTCGATACTCTTTTGTTATCTCGCTTATATCATCCGGATTTATATGATATAGATAAGAAGAATAAAAATATACCAGAAAAATTATATGGTTCACATAGTCTTGAAGCATATGGTCATCGCTTAGGCGAGTATAAAGGAGACTTTGGTAAGACTACTGATTGGTCTGAATGGTCTCAAGAAATGCAAGATTATTGTGAGCAAGACGTCGTTGTTACTAAAAAATTATGCGACCACTTCCACCCTTACCTGATTGGGTCAGTTTAGAACATCAGGTACAACAAATCCTTACCCAACAAGAAGAACATGGATGGTATTTTGATGAAAAAGCTGCACGGGAACTTGAATCAACTCTCAGACGAGAGTATGAAGATACTACTCAACTACTACAGCAACG